ACTCTACTATGGTTCAATAACAAATTACTACATGGTACAGAGAACATTGGTGATTGCACAAGAATAACCTTTGTATTTGATGTACCACATTCAAAATCTAATCCATAATGCTACAAGCCCTATTACCTTTTTTAACTGCAATTGCTCTGTCAGCAATCGCAGCTTTCTATTCTGTGATTGGCCTTGCACAGATATTTCCTGGTTCTTTCTGGCCAATCATACTGATGGGTTCTATCCTTGAGATTGCAAAGCTAGTAACAGTATCTTGGCTATATAATAATTGGGCAGAAACAAATCGCCTGATGAAATATTATTTCTCAATTGCAATTATTCTTTTGATGTTGATTACCAGCATGGGTATATTTGGTTACCTATCACGAGCTCACATTGAATCAAATGTGGTTGTTGGTGCTAATACAGTTCAATTAAAGACCATAGAAACACAAGAGAAGATTGCTCGTGATAAATTAGAATATCTTTTGAAACGAGCAGGTGACCCAGCAACAGCAACCAATAAGATTGACAAAGAAATTCAAACCACACAAAATGAATTGAATCGTTTATCAAAAGAAAAGTTGCCGTTAATGAAAGAAGAAAACAAGTTGACGGCAGAGATTGGGCCAATTAAATACATCGCCGAAATATTCTATAACAAAGATGATCCTAGTTTCATAGATAAAGCTGTAAGGTTAGTTATCTTTACTATTATCATTGTCTTTGATCCACTTGCCATTCTGTTATTAATTGCCGCAAATCAAACTTATAAACGAATAAGACAAGAACAAGATGGTGATATTATTCCTATGAAAAAGGCAAAGAAGAAAAAAAAGGTTGACAACACAGCCTCAAATACATTAGAATCCTTTTATGTAGATGGCGAAATGCATGAAGTGATACCCAAATCCAAAATTACGACACTTGATGGAGGTCAGTTTTAATATGAGTTTACTTGAAAAGATTAAAAAGAATTCAACGATTAAAGATAGTGCAATTCTATCCAAATCTAAATTCTTTACAGACAAAGATATGGTACCAACCGATGTGCCAATGATTAATGTGGCATTGAGTGGTAAATTAGATGGCGGTATTATTCCAGGCCTAACAATGTGGGCTGGGCCATCTAAACATTTTAAAACGGCATTTAGTTTATTAATGGCTAAAGCGTATATGGACAAATACAAAGATGCCGTTCTTTTATTCTATGATTCAGAGTTTGGTACACCTATCAAATACTTTGAAACATTTGAAATTGACATGGACAGAGTGTTGCATACTCCATTGACTGACATTGAACAGTTGAAGTTTGATATCATGCAACAACTTCAAGAAGTGAATCGTGGTGATAAACTGATTATTATCCTTGATTCTATTGGCAATCTGGCATCAAAGAAAGAAGTTGAAGATGCTCTTGAGGGCAAATCGGTTGCAGATATGAGCCGTGCTAAACAAGTTAAGAGTTTGTTCCGCATGGTCACACCACACTTAAATCTAAAAGATATTTCATTGATTGTTGTGAATCATACTTACAAAGAGATTGGTATGTTCCCTAAAGATATCGTTGGTGGTGGTACAGGTTCTTATTACTCTGCTGATAATATTTACATTCTTGGTCGTCAACAAGAAAAAACTGGAACAGAAATTACTGGTTACAATTTTATTATCAATGTGGAGAAATCTCGTTATGTTAAAGAAAAGTCTAAGATTCCTATCAGCGTATCTTTTGATGGTGGTATCCAAAAGTATTCTGGCCTTGTGGATATTGCCATTGAAGGCGGGTTTCTTTCTAAACCATCTCCGGGTTGGTATGCAAAGGTTGACCAAAAAAGTGGAGAAATAGGTGACAAAGTAAGATTTGAAGCTACTCAAACGGATGACTTCATGTTGCCATTATTGAAAGATGAAAAGTTCAAAGAGTATGTAAATCAAAAATATGGAATCGCTTATGGAAACATTATGGGAGAAAGTAACCCAATTCTTTTACAAGAAGAAGAAGAAGATGCCGCTTGAAGGTAAAGATTTTAAGTTCATCGACTTTACTAACTCTGAAATCACCGGCCTACAAATCTTAGAAGGTGAGTATGCTGGTGTTGTTTACCATTATGGTAAAGTAAGAGTAGTACCGCAAGGCGAAATGGGCGTGTTACAGTTTGGATATACAGTTGTAAATCCAGGTAAACACGACATTGATGACTTGACAAAAGATGAAAACTTCTCTACAATGATGGGTGATATACTAACTGAAATCTTAACGAAACAACAATATGAAACGCTTAGAAAAGACGATAATCAAGAATTTGATATACAATGAGGAGTATGCTCGTAAAGTTATTCCATTTATTAGACCAGAGTATTTCTCCGATATCAATGAAAGAAATGTATTCAAAGAAGTTCAAGATTTTGCCAACAAATACAAAACACTACCCACACACGAAGCTCTTGTAATTAATTTCACAGAAAGTAAAAATCTTTCTGAATCTGAAGTTAAGACAGCAATTGACATTCTCAATGAAGTTCACGATGACAAAGACCCATCTGAGCAACAATGGCTTGTAGAACACACAGAGAAGTTCTGCCAAGATAAAGCAATCTATAATGCCATCATGGAATCTGTTGGCATCCTTGATGATAAATCTGGTAAGAAAGCCAAAGGTGAAATACCAAAACTCCTGAGTGATGCTCTTGGTGTTTCATTTGATAATTCAGTTGGTCACGATTATCTAAATGATTATGATGACCGATATGATTTCTATCACCGTGTTGAATCTCGTATTCGCTTTGACCTTGATTTGTTCAACAAAATCACCAAAGGTGGTTTCCCAATCAAAACTCTAAACATCGCACTTGCTGGTACTGGTGTTGGTAAATCATTGTTCATGTGTCATTGTGCTGCCAGTTCTATCAGTCAAGGCCATAATGTGTTGTATATCACAATGGAAATGGCCGAAGAAAAAATTGCAGAGCGTATTGATGCAAACCTAATGAACATTGACCTAAATGAATTGCAAACCATTTCTAAGTCCGAGTATGAAAGAAAGTTTGAGATTCTTAAATCAAAGACACATGGTAAACTAATCATCAAAGAATACCCAACTGCAGCTGCTCATGCAGGCCACTTCCGTTCTTTGTTAAATGAATTGAAGTTAAAGAAAAACTTCACACCAGATATTGTCTTTATTGATTATCTAAACATCTGTTGTTCTTCTCGTATCAAAATGGGTGGTAGTGTGAACACCTATTCTTACATCAAATCTATTGCAGAAGAACTCCGTGGTCTGGCTGTTGAGTTTAATGTTCCTGTTGTAAGTGCAACACAAACAACAAGAAGTGGCTTCACAAGTACCGATGTTGGTCTTGAAGATACTTCCGAATCGTTTGGTCTGCCTGCAACTGCTGACTTTATGTTTGCTTTGATTTCAACTGAAGAACTTGAGCAACTTAATCAAATGATGGTTAAACAGTTGAAGAATCGTTATGGTGACCCTAATGTATATAAACGATTTGTGATTGGTGTTGATAGATCCAAAATGAGATTGTATGATGCCGAGCAATCAGCACAAAATGATATCATTGATTCTGGCCAAGAAATTGAAGATAAACCGCTAAATACATTTGGTAACCGTGAACGCAGGCTCAACAATAAGTTTGACAGTTTCAAGGTATGAAACACAAAATACTTTACGACAAGTTACATTCTTATTCTCACCGATTCTGTGGTGAAAAAACTCTCAATCAAGTAATTTATTGGACTAGAAGAATGTTGGCTGAGCATAAAGTCAGAGTAAAAAAATATATTGATAAGACCAATACATCATATAGTATTCTTTGTGTTGGTGGTTATTATGACCCAACAATTTATGATGGTAAAGATATTGAAATGTTTATTTCTTTTAATGAAAATGAAAAAGATGTATCATTTAAGCTTGAAGAACCAACCGTAAAGGTTTTTATTGATGAAGTATTCAAAACATTGGTGCATGAAAAAAGGCATCGTTATCAATTTCGCCAAAGAGGCAATAACTTTGGTAAACAATACAGAAGTAATGTAGAGGATAAAACATTGAAGGTTCAACTAGAGTATTACGGTGACGATGATGAGATAGATGCCTATGCACAAGAGGCAGTAATAGAGATGCGGTTACATGGCAACTCCCACTCTAAGGAAATGTATCAGATTTTATTTGCAAAAACAGACCCGGTAGTGTATAATAGATTTTTAAAGAAATTCATTAAATACAATCAGAAAATTACACTATGAAATTAAATAAAGAACAAGCCATATATTGTGCCAAATACATGGAAGATTATTACCATCATTTTGACCGCATTGATGATTATATGCGTAGTCAAAAAATGGGACAAATTGCAGAGATGCCTGTTTGTTTACCAGGATGTGGGCCTGAAGAAGATTTGTTCTCTGATTTTACCATTCATCCAGACGATATGGAGTTTGAATTGGTTGATATTGGTTCTTCTCGTTGGTTAGATTATATCTCCGTTATTTCTTCTCACCTAATCTCTCGTAGTGTTCCCGGTCGCATAGTTCAGTTTGCTGTATTTGAAAAGAAAACATCAAAGATTGTTGGCTTCATTCGCCTTGGTTCTCCCGTTATCAATATGAAACCTCGTAATGAGATGCTCGGTCAAGTATTCACACAGAGCAAAGAAGCCGCAAGAAACTTTAATAACTCGGCTGCAATGGGTTTCACCATTGTTCCTGCTCAACCATTTGGGTTCAATTATCTTGGTGGTAAATTACTTGCCGCTATGTGTTGTTCCCATGAATTGCGTGAGATTATGAATAAGAAATATGGTATGAATCTCTGCTTGTTTGAAACAACCAGTCTGTATGGTTCTTCAAAGACAGTATCACAGTATGATGGTATGAAACCATATCTCCGTTTCAAAGGTCTAACTGACAGTAACTTTGTACCAATGCTTGACGGTGATGCCTATAAAAAACTCAAAGACTATGTTGAGGCTGCAACAGGTGAACAACTGGTTGATCCATCCGATTCAAGTAAAAAACTCAAAGCAACAATAAAAGTTATTGGCATGGTCAAGATGGCGTTAAAAGGTGAACCTGAACTCACACGATTCAATGAAGTGATTGATAAAGCCAAAGGTCTTACTGAAAGAAAACGATACTATATCTCCAACTATGGTTTCAAAAACTTTATTGAAGTGGTCAATGGTAAAGAAACTGAGTTGGTTCCTGACCCCGAAAACTATGAGAAATTTCATATGAAAAACATTGTGGAGTGGTGGAAAAAGAAAGCATCCAATCGTTTTGAAACATTAAAGAACGATGGCCGTATCAGAACCGAGATGGAAGTATGGTCTGGCGATAAAGAGATTGACATTATCCGTTAGTTGTGATAGGATAAATACTCCAATAAACAAATAATGGAGTATTAAATGAGTAGTTTAACATATAAAGATTTTTTCAAAATAGCGACAAAAAAAGATAAGTTTATTTCTAGAAAACAAAAATTTTTTGCCAAAATGAAATATGAAAAAATTGGCACCGATTCTTATAAACAACCATTTGATATGGAAGATAAAAAACAAGCTACTTTTTCTATTACTGGCACAGACAGTAATTCTAGAAATAATAAATCTCAATTACAAATTTTAAATAAAATTAAACCTTGTGGAGAAAGAGAAGATAGGAGTTCATTTTCTGCATTAAAATTTATAAGCACAACTGGTAAATCATATAGCATGAAAGATTTTACCAAGACAAAGGAGTTTGGTGGAGGTGGAGGTGCCAGGGGTGGAGCAACATTAACAAAATATACTGAAAGTGGACAATGTTACTTTTGTTCTTTGGTATTTAATGTGATAAAAAAAGAAATAGACAGTCCAGAAGATTTATCCAGAAAAAACTTTATAGAATCTGCCAAATATTGCGATACAGGAAGTTTAACAATAGATATAATAATGGAAAATGTTGCAAATGATGAAGGATGGACAATTTCTATGATAAGAGCTGCAAATTTATTATATAAAGATTATAAGACGAAATTTAAATCTCCCGTATATTTTCACAGAGATTCTGATTTTATGAATAAAATTTATTCCTATCATAAAGAATGTTTAAAAATAAATCCAGTTTTAGGTTCTTTTGATAAGAATAAATGGAATCCAGGTGATATTTGGATGACAACTTTAGGAAAAAATGTAAATGATTTACCTGAATTGACATATGCCAGTTGGCCAGATTTAAATAAACAAATTTATGATTTAGCTCAAAAAAATAAATTGTTAGGTATATCATTAAAAAAAGTTGAAGGTAAAGCTACAAAGGAAGAATCTAATATTCCAGGAGTTAAAAAAACTAACTATAAATTTGAAAGTTATAGACTTGCAGCTGCTGGAAGTAAAGGTAGTTTTTTTAATTCAATTGATATGTATATGACAATAAGTGGAATTGAAGTTCAATTCAGAGCAACAAATACAACTGAATCTTGGCAAGGTGAAGCTCAAGGTGGTGCAGCGGCTGCTGGTAAAATAGGTGGTGGCAATATAAATGAATATTTGAAAAAATATGGTTCTAAAGGATTATTTAATAATTCTGAAGCAGAAGTTTTTGCTTTTACAAAAACATCAGGATTTATGAAAGAGTTTTTTAGATTATATAAAAAATATTACAATGGTGCCGACAAACTTAAAACTGAAAAAGAATTTGAAGCAGCTGCCAAAGCTAAAGATGCTGACTCTCCTGGTTCTTTTTACTTTTCAAAATACATGAATTTAAAATTTTTAGATTTGTTTATAACTTCTGGTGAAGAAAATAAAATAGCTTCAGACCTTATTTACTATGCTAAATCTCAAACAAAAGAAAGTTCTTATTTTATAAAGATACTGTAAAATGAAATTCACAGAATATTTAACAGAAGGTAAAGAAGGTAAGAATGTTCACCTTGAGCATATTGAAGATGAATTGCTCAATCGTGGTGTAGCAGGTGGCCGAGAAGCAATTAATTTTCTCCGTTCTCTCCGTGATATGCTTGCTGGTCAATCACAATCTCATGTCAATGTAACAACAAAATGGGACGGTGCACCAGCAATATTTGTTGGTACCAATCCTGAGAATGGTAAATTCTTTGTTGGTACTAAAGGTGTGTTTGCTAAAAATGCAAAA